ATGTTCAAGAACGCATTTGCAAACCTGCAAAAAGTAGGTAAGTCGCTAATGCTGCCGGTTTCCGTATTGCCTATCGCAGGTATTCTGCTGGGCGTCGGTTCCGCCAACTTTAGCTGGCTACCTGCGGTAGTCTCTCACGTGATGGCGGAAGCCGGCGGTTCAGTTTTCGCCAACATGCCGCTGATTTTCGCTATCGGTGTTGCCCTGGGCTTCACCAATAACGATGGTGTTTCTGCGTTGGCTGCGGTAGTGGCTTACGGCATCATGGTGAAAACCATGGCGGTGGTTGCACCTTTGGTTCTGCACCTGCCGGCTGAAGAAATTGCGGCTAAACACCTGGCGGATACCGGTGTGCTCGGGGGGATTATCTCCGGCTCCATCGCGGCCTATATGTTTAACCGCTTCTTCCGTATTCAGCTGCCTGAATACCTGGGCTTCTTTGCCGGTAAGCGGTTTGTGCCGATTATCTCCGGCCTGGCGGCGATCGTTCTGGGCGTAGTCCTGTCCTTCATCTGGCCGCCAATCGGTACGGCTATCCAGACCTTCTCCCAGTGGGCTGCTTATCAGAACCCGGTAGTGGCGTTTGGTATCTACGGCGTGGTTGAACGTGCGCTGGTGCCGTTTGGTCTGCACCATATCTGGAACGTACCTTTCCAAATGCAGATCGGTGAATTCACCAACGCGGCCGGCCAGGTATTCCACGGCGATATCCCGCGTTATATGGCGGGTGACCCGACTGCGGGTAAACTGTCCGGTGGCTTCCTGTTCAAAATGTACGGTCTGCCTGCTGCAGCTATTGCCATCTGGCATTCAGCCAAGCCGGAAAACCGCGCTAAAGTCGGCGGTATCATGATCTCCGCTGCGTTGACCTCGTTCCTGACCGGTATCACCGAGCCGATCGAGTTCTCCTTCATGTTCGTTGCGCCGATCCTGTACGCAATCCACGCCATTCTGGCTGGTCTGGCGTTCCCGATCTGTATCCTGTTGGGTATGCGCGATGGCACCAGCTTCTCGCACGGTCTGATCGACTTTATCGTGCTGAGCGGTAACAGCAGCAAGATCTGGTTGTTCCCAATCGTGGGTATCATCTACGGTCTGGTGTACTACACCATCTTCCGCGTGCTGATTGCCAAGTTGGATCTGAAGACTCCTGGCCGTGAAGACACCGTTTCCGAGCAAGTCGCTCAGGGCGGTTCTGAGATGTCTGCGGCTTTGGTTCAGGCCTTTGGCGGTAAAGATAACATCACCAATCTGGATGCCTGCATCACCCGTCTGCGCGTTAGCGTGGCGGACGTGAGCAAGGTTGACCAGCCTGGTCTGAAAAAACTGGGTGCAGCCGGCGTTGTTGTCGCAGGCTCTGGCGTTCAGGCTATCTTTGGTACCAAATCTGACAACCTGAAAACCGATATGGACGAATACATCCGTAATCACTAATTCAGGCTGGGGAGCTTTGAGGGAGGCGAAAGCCTCCCTTTTTTATTTGTTTGTATATTGATTTATAAGTGTTTTATATTTTTAATGTCCACATTAAGACCGCAGGGTAAGCGAGTCCGTACAACTGCCCACATCTGCGGGCAGCTTAATTAGCCGAAGATCAGTGAGGTTTGTCCGCTGCTTTTGGGGTGAGGCTGTACAGGATCCACGGTTTGCGGTTGGGAAATCATGCGGGTAAAGGTTTCATGACTCACGAATGTGCCCCCACAATTGATGTTCGTGCATTGGTTGTAACGTTCTTTGGTGGTTGAGGTGATATAGCTTGATGATCGGGTGTGCGCGGCCTGGCCGCAAAGCGGGCAATGCATCATGGCGGGATTCTCCGAGATGCCCTGACTATGGTCAGTATTGCTAATAATTATGCACAATTATTGCTGTTTTGCATCACTCCATTTCCAGATCGTCAATCTTGACCTCCAAATCGAGGGCGGTAGTAAAACCGCTGATGTTCAGCGAATGAGTCACTTTAACTAACGTCCAGTTGGTCTCATCAATCTCTTTTTTGAAACCTGAAACAGTGACCGGTGCTTCTGGGTAAATGTCTGCACGTCCACGCGCAAGCTGGATAGAGAAGGTCGCAACACCACGCTGAATACGTTCCCAGTTAGCCTTTGCCGCGCGCTGTGCATTGTATTTTGATGCGTAGGTATGACGCAGTACCAAAACATTTTCATCACTGCCGATCAGGTATTCCCCCTGTTTGTCATCAACAACAGCCGGTTTTTTTACGCGACGGCGTTTAACCTTCACTTGTTCGCTCTTCGCAGTACGAGTATTCAGCCAGTTGGCCACAACGCCGGTATAAGCTCCCCGATCGGTTAGCGTGAATTGATGGCTATCACCAGACTGACGATTAATGAGGATTGCCGGTATCGGTTTCCCGCCGGCGGTCATATTTTGGCCCTGTTTAAAAAACAGCAGATTGCCGTTTTTTATAGCGGCCACAGCGCCATTCTCTTTTGCCAGCCGGGTGATAAAACTCCCGTCTGACTCGGTAGTTTGGTCGATATGCCTGATCTGAATGTCTGCCACATTCTTATTGATGACCGCCGCCAGCTTATTGCGACCGGCAATGGTTCGGACAATGTCCCCTATGGTTTTTTTATGATAAGAGGCATCGCGCTGCACGTTAAATGTTTGCCGAAAATCGGCACTGCGGGCTGTTATGGTCAATACGTCAGGTGCGCCAGCATGGCCGATTTCATCAACGACAAACGTCCCTTTATCGATCACCCCGGTATCTTTCCAGCCAAGTGCAACAGCCAGGCTGACGCCACGGCGGGGCAGCTTCAAATTGCCTTCGCTGTCGTCAAGCTCAATATTGATCTGGTCAGCCTCAAAACCGCGGTTATCTGTTAGCGTCAGGTTGATTAATTTTTCTTTCACCTTCCCGGTGATATCAACGCCCTCAATGCTAAGCGAGTATGCCGGGGTATTGTCGCCGCTGAGTTTGTCTAACGTATCGATCAGGCTCATGACAGGAATCCGCCGACGGTATCGGAAACCTGCACGGCCAGGTCTTCAAATTGCTGAGACAAATCGCCAAACATGTCTTTTAGCCCTTCATCCGTGCGCTTGAGCGTGATCGTGAACTCAATACGACGGGCGGAGCCATCCGCAAAGAATACAGTTTTGGTGCGGCTCAGGCTTTCGATCACGAACATGCCATGTATTGCGCCGCTCCCCTCAATCAATGACCAGGCCTTGCCGGTTTCCGCCATTAATTGGATAGCCATCAGGGAAACCCGGCCCCCGGTTAATGGCTCTGTGCCGCCATTCCAACAGCTCGGCTAGCGGCATCAGGTCGGTAACGGTTGGCGGCCAGTGAAAAACGGCGGCAATGTCCGCCGTCAGGTCTTCGACGGTTAGCTGTTTAGGAAATCGGATCTGACCGAACTCGGTAAGAAAAAAAGTGCCAACGCTTGGGACAACTGATACAGGTCTGCCGGATCCAGACTGGCGACTTCGTTAGCCGTCAGGGTCGGGGAGGTGATACGCGGTAACACGGTGATCAGTGAATTGACGTCAGTTTCAATCAGCTCCTGCAAACGGGTGCCACGCAACGCACCGGCGTTTGGTTTGTTCACGGTCACTTCGGTGATCTGGGTGGTGCCGCGCAGGACAGGAACGTCCAGGATCACCGGTTTGTTCAACAACTCGGTAACGGCATTACCCTGGCCATCATCAATTTCAGTGTTTACAGTTTTATCGATTTTCATTGTTTAACCTTCATTTTGTCTGGTTTACTGGCCCCTCGGGGGCCATGGAAACACCTGTGCAAGTGGGCAGGGCAGTTACAAGCCGATAGCCCGGCGGTGTTCTGCCAGGCGGTCGACGCCATCCACGATTTCGATCATGTTCACCACGTCGATTTCAAGCAGGACAGCGCCGTCCATCGTCAGCTTGTAATAGGTATTTTTGGCGCTGAGTTTGGTTTGCGTGTTGTCACCCTGCTTGTAGTTGCCAAAATCAAACTCAGAAAAACGACCGCGCATGACCACTTCCACGGCGACAATTTCGCCGGTGTCATCGCGCTGGAAAGAGCCAACAAAACGCAGCAGTACGCCATCAACCTTGGCGATCCCCCACTGCTTATAAAGCTGAGCCTCAATGCCGCCGAGGGTGATTTCTGCGTCCAGCGCGCCATCATCGATCCCCAGATCAACGCCGGCACTGCCGTTCATGCCGCCGCCGCGATACTGTTCAAGCTTTCGCGTCAGTTTCGGCAGGGTGATTTCTTCAACGACGCCCTGATAGTTGTTGGCGTCGTTGAATAAGTTCAGGAATTTTAGTTTGCGTGGTAAGGCCATCGCGTCCCCCTTAGCTGTTCACGTTCTGAGTGAAATTCATCAGATACTGGTCGGTAATACGCTGGCGCAGCAGCAGATTTTCCAGCGGCGGCACGGGCGTGTAGTTGTAGTCCAGGATCAGCTTGCCCGCCTTCAACGTGTCTTTATCGTTGGCCACATCATCCATCCAGCAATCGCCGTCGATAATGTAGCCGCCGGATTTCAGCTCACGGAATTTGGCCTTGATGCCTTCGATAATGTCTTTGGCCAGGGAAGGGTGCATAGGCTGATCAACGGCCCACATTTGCGCTTCGGCCATGGTGTCAGCCAACACCTGCGCGGTGCGGGTGTAGTTTTCAAACTGGAACAGCGGATCATCTGAGCAGGTGCGGGAACCCCAGAAACGGAATCCATCTTTGCGGATCAACGTGGTGACGTCGTTTTGGTTCAGTAGATTGGCGTCGGTGGCCGTATCCTGCAAATCCCAATACACGTCAGCGCTGATGCCGGTCACGCCATTGACGCCGACGTTTGACAGGGTTTTGTGCCAACCGGTTTGCTCATCAATCTTGGCGCGTAGGCCGAGTGCGCGGGCCGTCGCGTAGGCGGTTGCCGATGCGTTAGTCACGCTATCCCAGCTCAGGAAGTCCGGCCAAATCAGCATGGCTTCACGCTGGCTGAAATTTTTACGGTAGTCGATGGCTTCTGCTACGGTTTTACAGCCGTAGGCGCTCAGGTAAGCGAAGCCGCGCAGGCTTTGCGCGATAGCCAGTAATTCAGAGGCTACAGCCTCATTATCATGACCAGGCACACCCAGAATGCGGGGTTTTACACCAAGCTGGCTTTGCGCGGCCAACAGGGCTTTCATGCCGGTTTTTTTGCCTTCGGTGGTCACGCCGCCGATGATGTTGGTGGTGGTTTCCGCTTCGGTTTCACCCTGGGCGACACGCACAACGATGGTAATGGGCTTTGTCTGATCGCCGATGGCGTCCAGGGAACGGGCCAATGTGCCTGACTCGCCGGCTTTACCGCTGTCGGTCAATACGTCGGTTAGCAATACGGGCGTGTTTAACGGAAATGTTTTCGCGTCGGCATCATCACCGGTACAGACCAGCCCAACAATAGCCGTACTGACGGTGGTGATGGTGCGGGTGCCTTCGTTGATTTCCTGTACGCGCACGCCGTGGTGATAGTCTTGAGCCATTAGGTGGATCTCCTGTAACGGTGTTCCCCTATGGTGTCTGCGGCAGGTGGTTAATGCATGTGGTGGGCTTTGTGTGAGGGATGGCACAAGGTGCGCGATGGGTGCTGAAGTGGAGGTAATGAATAACAATGACTGCGTTTAACGAAAAATGAAAGCCCTATACGGCATAGAGCCAAACTCAATCTGACAGGCAGCTCCGTGCCAGAAGCGGAAGTTTGCGATTTTAACTTATAGGCAGTTAATTAAGTGTATCATCTGAAATGTTTAGTCCTACAATTGAATCACTATTGGTCGCATTATATACTTACTTCAGGTGTTAGATATTAATCAGAATCTAAACGTACACTCATAAAATATCAGTGCAATTAAATTTATTCGGTGGTGTTAATCAAAACCTCTTACGTTTAAAAAATACCAACCAGATACCACACAAAGAACATCGATAACGTAGTGCTGAATTGGGAGGGTATGGAGTGACTAAAAATAGACTGACGATTTTAATAAAATACTTCATATGGTTAAATGGAAAGTGGATTTAATTAAAATCGGATTTGTTAGTGATGATTCAACTAAATATTAGCACTTTAATATCAGTATGGCTAATTCACTCATTAAATCTAAATATATTTTCTTTCGATTTTACTCAACTCAACAACCTGATGACTAAATGATAGATTCACTGTATCAATATACTCAAAAACTTGCCCCTCAATATCGATGAAAGTGTTTTTTGGACCATTGCTAATGCGTATGCCTATTTCACCAAGTACTGTGATTATTTTTCTTTGATGGGTTTTATATTTGTAATCTTTATTTTCATCAGTTATGTGCGCATTCGCCTCATTAATAACATCCTGAATATTATTGATTATATCCAGATAATGATTAGATACGGAAATGTCCCCATCCTTTGCCTTTGGAAACATCACTTTATACCACCGAAATAGGTTTACACCTTCAGGGTAGATACTTGTTCTTTTGGAAAGTTCAGCATTAGAGAATTCGCGAAACATTGTAAGGTGAGCAGTGTAATTACTATTGTTATTATTTTTAACACCTGAATAATAAGTCATCAAGGCAATAATTACACCAAAAACAGTTACAAAAGTCGTCATCAGATAACCAAATGCTTGAAAATAGAGGGTAATTCCTGAAACTTCTTTTGCAAAATTATCCAGGCATTGACTACTAAGGCAAAAGCTTCTTTCGTAAAGTCTTTTATCATCAATCGTCTGACACAATGATATGATGGTGAAAATAACAAAAAGGATGGTTGCGTATATAACTATATAAATTAATGCTTTTAACTTACCATTCACGCTGGCTTTACCTTTTTTAATCGTTCTTTAAACGTATCGACTATTCCATCAAATGCTTTAGAACGAGTCAGGATGATTAGTTTATATAATGTAAGATTATACTTTCTCTTATACCAATGTTTGTTGCCATTACCTTTTGAACATGAAATTTCGAGACTAGTTACAGCAGACTCAACAATTGTAATATCTCTTGGCGATGGCATTGGTTTTATTGCCAATAACTGTTCTTTAAATAACTCATACTTATCATGACCAACACGCCCTAGCTTGTTTATGCGACCCATGCATCTGTTAAATTCTTTTCTGTATGCCATGCTTGTTTTGGTGTTATTTTTTACAGCAAGTTTTTTGAGATTATGTAGAGACGCTCTAATACGTTTCACTTCATCGCTAGGTAGTCGTGGAGAATTGTAATCCACTCGTAACCCATGTATTTTTATCGGCTCTGATGAACAGTGGAATATTTTAGTCTTACGTTTATTCACAGGTAAATCATGAGTGGAAAGCATATTTTCAATATGACTTAATATTTGCGTAAAATCGTAACCATTAATTTTTGATGATACAGTAATATCATCAACTAAACGGGTGTATACAAGATTTTTTCTTATAGCTCTTTGATAAACATTCCCTTCTTGTTCGTAAAGACATAGAGTTGCTATATAACTTGATGTTAATGCACCCTGAACAACAAAATCACCCTTACAACATAAATTTGTGACATATTCCAAAGCTTCGTCTCGAATATTCAACACATTGTTAAATACATCACGAACTAGATCCTTATGAATATTATCAAAGAAATTACTTATATCTACTTTTAGAACTGTTTTTGCTCCACAATGAGCCTTTGCGCAGGATACATAATCGCGTTTGATATTGGAATTTGCACCATCATTTTTACCAGGTACAGAACCAAAGAGAAACGGAGGGAAAATCACTAACTCTTTGAAAATTCTCTTGTTAATTCGAGACTGTAACAATCTCATCTTTGGATGAAGGGAGTAGACCACTCTTTTACTTCCATCTGCTTTTGGAAGTTCTTTTCTTTCGTATTTTTCATCTTCCGGTAGTGCTGAAATTTCATTCAATTCATCAATTGAGATGGATAAAGTTTGAGCTAATTTCTGAAGCGTTGAAATAGGGGCTTTTGATTTGCTGTATGGTTTGAATTTGTCCATAATTTCACCAAACAAAGTTACGTACGGTCTACCCATGCTCAAGGGTGGAGACAACAAAGATGTTTACATCAACAATCGTCAGTAGCAGCCAGTGTTATCTTTTCGACCGTACGTAATGTCGTCGGCTACGGCACCATCGTAGGTGGCGATGGTGGGGCCTTACCGATAGGTCCATAAAGGACGCTTTAATTAAAAAGCAAAATCTAACGATTTAAAAAGTTGATTGTCACATACTAAGCGGAACGCTAGTGCTACGTGTATGTTGCAATGAAACTTATTAGATTTCAACCAAATTTTATTGCAATTGAGACTTGCATGGTCGCGCAATACTTTCCCAGCCAGACCTTATCTCTTTATATGGTGCTTACTCTTTAATGTCCCCCCCCACGCTAAAGCCGACTGTCAGTTCAGGTCTGAGCGATACAGCTTATGCTACACGGTGCCACAGCATTTGCAGCTTGTGCCGCTCAACGATGCTGATCGCCTGTCCTTGGCCCAGCGTGTCAGTTGTCCCCGAAACGGGGTGGCCGTGTGGGCCTAATTCCATTTCGTGATCGTGCTCTCCGGCTTCGTCTGTGTCGCCTTCCTGATATGGATCGAAGAATACCCGATTGTTACCACCCAACTCATAATCACTGTTGCGCTTAGGTACGCCATGATGAACGTGTTTACCACCGGGCTTGGTGCGCTTAGTCCCAAGGTCGGTATCTTGTGCTGTACCCGATACGTTGATTTCTTCCGCCGGCAGATTGGCGCGCGCAATTGTTACCGTATCGCTGCCGCCCAGAGCGCCAACATCGGAGCCGTCTGCTTTCGCCGTTCTGATCGTCAGGTGTTCGCCGGCATACTCCCACGTTGACCACGGCCAACGTTCATTGGGATTTACGTTCTGGTTGAACAGGCGAGAAGATCCGACCGGGTTATCCAGCTCCCACGCCTGGCTCACTGCTGCGGCGACTGCGGCTTTGATTGCCGCTTTGATTGTTGCCGGCGTGGCGGCTAAGTCTTCGCTATCACTGTCCGTGGCATTGCTCAACTGGGTAAAGCCTCTTGCTTTCAGAGTTGCGTCCGGGTGATTGCGCGATTGCTCATGATCTGACAGTTGATGATCGGTATAGTCTTTGACTTTTTCTTCCAGAGTATTGACGTCTTCGACCGTTGCCAAAATAACAGACGGATCAGCGATCATTTCCACTGCCGCTGTACTGCTGACTTTCAACTGCATCCTGATGATTTGGAAACGGCCGGAGCCTTCGGCCAGTAATGGCTTATAGGTTTCCGGCATGTTGCCAACGGCGATGCATTCGCCATCTTCGGCATAGAGTGCTAACTCGCGAAGCCACCCGTGATGATCAGCTTGCCGCCCAGCGTACACCGCCGCAACTGATGGGGATTTTGCCGAACAATACCGGCGGTTTTGGTGATGTTGAGAAGGCCGCGCGGGTATTTGCGATTAACGAGCTGGCCCCATTGCAGGAACGGTTGTGCGAACTTAACGAGTGGGCAGGGGAAGATGTGATCAGCTTCAAACCCTATGAGTTGCTGAAGTCAGACACATAAATCATTAGCTCAATAAATAGACTGATCCATGCTGGGTCTGATGCCCTTTATTATATGAGCTAAACCTAATCTGGCAGTCTACTTTGTGCCATTAACTGACATTCTTTCCTCACTATATCTTCACTTTTCTTGCTTAGATTTAAAGTTCGTTCACATATTCCCATGAATTTTTTCCTTGCTAGGACTAATTCTATGATTTGTGGAAAAATGGCAGGTTACTTATATATTATAATCATGTAATCAGGTAGTATGACTTGAGTTAGATATTGAACGTTAATTTAGATAAACGGAACTCAGTATCGAAAAATACTGTACGCAAGGCTTTATGTTACCAATTGACTCAGTAGATTAAGGTTTCGAAATGAGAATAAAGTTAGATATGAAATCTAATGCTATAGATAGCTTTAATGAAGCATTAGCGAAGTTAGAAAGTGCGCAAACTGGTGATCTTAAATCGTATAAATTTACAATTTTGCATCTTTCTCATGCAATTGAGCTTGTTCTAAAGATGTATTTACAAACGCTCGATGAAAATTTAGTTTTCTCTAAATGCTATAAAAAAGTAAAGCAAAGAGCTTCCGAAAAGAAAATCGATTTGCTAGCAGCATTCTATGAACTAGAGGACGATGGATTTGATTTCAGAGCAGTAATCGCCGGTCATGACAATCCACTTACTGTCAATGTTAGTGATGTATTGGCGATTGCTAAAAATGAAAAGTGTGGTACCACGGGTAACAATTTTGTAGATCAAGAATTTATCGATGATATTGATTGGATGAAAGGAGTCCGAAATGCTATTGAGCATTTCCAGTTTGAATTCACAGTCAAAGAAGTACGGCTTTGTATAGGTCGTTTAGTTCGAGGGCTTGATGAATTCTCAGATATATTTTCTTTGTTTGATCTAGAGAAGGAAGTTGGTAAGCATTGTTATGAAACTTTTCAGGTACTAGCCGATGAATATGAGCACTCACTCGCTGAGGCTCATATGGATGTCCGAGAAGCAAAAGATGCACTTTTTAAAGGTACGAGACCCAAGCATCAAATGTTCATTGAATGGAACGAATATTATTGCGAAGAGTGTAATAACGAAACACTGATCCCTAATGACGATTCCAAAACAGGTTATAAGTGCACATTTTGCGGCAATGAAGAATCTGGTAAAATTGAAGTAGATTGTGATGTATGTGGTTTGCTTTGGGCTAACGAAGAGATGTCGAATTGGGGTGAAAATCTAGCCCACGTTTGCCCTCGTTGTGTAAATCCCGAAAAGTGGTGATATAAAAACTGCTCAAGATGGGTTTTTCACACTAGGCACTTTTCTATGTATTGGTTTTCGTGACTAAGGCGGTACACAGAGTGATCTACCCTTTAACTTGTGGCATTATTGACTCTAGCGTGTTGAAAGTATAGAATCTCGGCTTTGGCAGCATCGTCTAATTGGTAAGACACTAGAAACTAAAAGATTTTTTAAATCTAGAAATGCGGGTTCGAGTCCTGACATTGCCACCACGGATTAAAAAATGACTGATACTAAATATCTTCAATCTGTTCTAGATGAAATCGGCTATAGTGTACATAACCTAAATACGATAGCCGTAGCTCTTTCAAACTTGCCTTCATGTTCTCATATAGATCCTGCCTTAAATATTAAGTGGGAACCCAAGAATGTACAAACATCGAGCATAACCGCTCGTAGGTTTGCTGTTCGTTCTTCTATTGTTTTTGCAGTAGAGACTCTATTTGAATACATGACTAACATTAGTGATGATGCAATGTGGAGAGAACTCAATATTGGGTTGGATTTTAGTGTTGAACTTTCTTCTCATGATTCTAAAGCCAGGAGGTTCTCTGAGTTCTGCAAAAATATTCCTGGTATCGAAAAAGAATTTTATTTATTGGTTGAGCTTATGTGTCATTGGCGTAATCGCATCGTCCATGCTAGTACCTCGAAAGCCCAACTGTCCTCTTCTGATAGAAAATTTTTGGAGTCAAAAGAATCAGAGTTATATGATAACTTCCATCATTTTGATGTGAAGAAAGCGTTGGCAGACTATGAAGCTGACAAAGTCACATTGAAAGAAGCAACAACACTTATTACATTTTTAATAAAGTGCTGCAGAAAAATAGATGAGTATTATATTTCCTCTACCTCTCTATTAGGCAATGATATATATTTCGATATCTTAGATGAAGATGAAAGGCTCGAAAAAATCAGAAAGCAGCAAAATAGCGCTAAGCGCTCTCGTCAAATTACGAAGTATATTGAATTAAAGCTAAGTTCTCTTTCTACAGAAAAGCTGGAAGAGATCACGATAAAATACATATAACATTGTTTAAAAAAGATAACGGAAATTTAATTTTTTCGGGTTGGCTGTTTTTTTTGACTGTGGTGGCTTTGCTTAGATATACCGTTTCTTGTTTCTGTGACATGTCACACGATTATTGAAAATTAAATTGTGACGTGGCAGGATATTTTCGTGTCACTTGCTAATGCTCAGTGCTGGTAAGCTTATCTAAACCATTTTCTTGTTGAGATCGACTTGGATTCTAAATAAAAAAATACTGCATACCCTAAGTGCAGTAATCCGCATACTTTCTTGCATACTTAATCACACTCTCCAGTCGCAGCCAATAAGGCTTTGAGTGTTTTTCCTACTGCATAAAAAGTGAATTCTTAAGTATGCAGCGCGGGGGCGGGGGGGACGGCACGGATTAGGGGATCGACGGGGATCGTTTCGTGTCATTCTGGTTGCAAAAATCTGTACCTACGGCATTTACGTAATGTGCATGGCGATCGGTGTCTTAATGGTGTCAGTGATGCAAAGAAAAAGCGCCAGGCTACGTGGCGTAGAGGCGCTTTGGTGTGGCTGCATTATGGAGGGGGAGGATTTTTACGTATTCGTATTAACCTGCAAAAACATTCTGGCGCTGGAACTTATCGATAAGCTGATTTTTCCTGACTTTCTGTCCATCAAACTGTTTTTCCGTCCTTTCTTTGATTCTACGGAGTCGGAGATTGATATGTCCATCAGTTGAAACTTTTGCGTCTGTGACAGTCATAATTGCTTTTGTTGTCAAAAATTCGTCATCATTGTCATCGCAAATATATATTAATGACTCTAAGTTTTTAATTTCTAGGAATTTAAAGACATCTCTATTTAAGAGCGCGCCAAGTTTTTCTAGATCTTCCTTTTCATTTAGAGTTTCAATGATTCGTTTTAATTTTGGGGTTTTGATTTCGGCAGGATCTATTTTACAGGCCTCACCATAGACTTCTGTTAAGTTTTTAACTTTGTTCATTAGGGTGATGACTTCGTGCATGTAAGGTAAAGGTCTTAGCTTGCACAAATGGTTGGCTACCCATGTTGATTTTTTATCACCTTCATACTCTTTTAATAAATCAACATTGATATCCCAGTTACGTGTTCTCTGCGCATTATTTATGAAGCTAAGAACTACATTTGGAAATAATTTCAGTATCTGATCTAATTTAACTCTGGTGTCAATAGTTGTTTTTCTTAGTGCTGCCAGTTCGTTACTAAAAACCAGTACGTTTTCACGGTATCCTTTCAGCTTGTGGATAGCTTTTTTCCGATCTATTTCTTTACGTACGCGTTTCCTTTCGAAAGCAAATGCTCTATCTGCTTTGAAATAGTTTCTTGCGCAATGCCCTCCAATCAACACTTCAAAGCCGTCTTTGGTAACCCCCAACCATCCGTTTTTATGCTTCCGGTGGCAAATTCCATGCTTGGCTGTGACCTGACAGGTAACATCTTCATCTAATCGATATTCCCCAACCAGTTCTTTGAAATTTTCAGGGCTAATTTCATGATCTAAAGAAAATGATGCGCGTCTTTCAATGTCGATAAAATTGGAGAAAAACTCAGATTTTTCAGTCATTAAACCACCTTGGTTATCAGTGTACTGTTTTAATATCCAGACTGTTTAAATATACAACCAAAAAACCATTCATTCAATGGTGTTTTTATGTGCGGTTGGTTTATAAACGTACAAATAGATTGCTTGCTGGGGGTTCTATAGCGTTGTCAGCATCAGCTTTTTGTATCCTGCTGTTTGCCAACACTGTGAGTCACCCTGCATGCAACAGCCAGCTGGATCGCCCGGCAACGTATCCCCACACTTCCTGCAACTGCTTTTGCGCAGCTCGGCCATCTGTTTATGCAACAGCTTGTTATCTTGCCGGATAAGGCCAATCAGGTATTCCGTCACCTCGTAAGGTTCTCTCGCGATCCGGCGCTGCTGACAGCCTTCCAAAATCATCGCCATTTCCTGACTGTCCACGCGCAGGGTGATCGTGATGATGCCGTTCGCCTTGTCGCGCTGACGCTGGGCGCGTTTGCGCTCTGTTGATGTGGTCATGCTATTCCTCCGATTTCAGTTTTATTGCTTCTTTTCTGAGGTGATCGCCAACAAGGCGTGTTTGCTCTGGTATCTGCCGATACCATAGCGCAGTGAGCCGCGTCAGCTCGGTGGTGGCTGCTGGCGTTGATTGTTGATACAGACAACCGTCCGCCCGCGCCTAGTAGTGCTGACCGTCGATAGTGACCGTTGCACCCTTGGCCACCGATTTCAGAATGCAGGCATCCAGACTGAAACCGATGAACTCGCGAAGCTGCCGATCTGGCATTCCAGCTTGCTGAGTGGCCGTTTGATTGTGTTAATGCCAGCGTTGGCTGTAGATGGCTGGTGATTTTCAGCTTCCTGCCCATCATCCAAACTGAAATAAGCCAGGGCGCGTTGCTCTTGTTCGTGGTGCACCTGTTCCCCCCAGTGCTTATTGCTGGCTGGATCTGGCAGTATCGACCTTATTGGTGGCAGATTTAGCCCCTCGTCCGGTAATGCGAAGCCCTCGGCGACGGTCGTAAATGGATTTTTCATGGGTTCTGGCGGTGCGCTGCGTATTCGCCGGAGCATCAACCGCCGTTCTTTGTCGGTTAGCCAAAGGCAAATACTGTCAATCTCGACAAAGAAAAACTGGGCGGGGTGTATTCCGTTCTCATCGATTTGGGGCTTTATCACGGTGAACATCCGCTCAAAGAGATGAAAAAAATTAAGCTGCCGGATCAGGAAATGTTTTTTTTAACTCATGACGAAATCCGGCAACTGCTAGACTGGCTAGAAGGTGATCATCTGAAGGCGGTTAAGTTGTGCCTGGCAACAGGGGCGCGCTGAGGGGGAGTGGTCAAAGTCAGGCGTGAGAAAGCGATCGGCAATAAGGTGACTTATCTCAATACCAAGAATAGCAAAAACAGAACTGTCCCGACCTCAGCAGAACTCTGCAAAGAAGTTACTTCTGTGATCAAGGCTGGGCCAATATTCGCCGAACTCAATTACTCGTATGTGAGAACGTGCATCAAAGAGGTTGCCCCTGGCTTGCCAGCAGGACAGGCCGTTCACGTTTTGCGCTATACCTTCGTTAGTCACTTTATGATGAATGGCGGCAATATTTTGGCGTTACAACGGATCTTAGGGCACTCAAGCATTTTACAAACAATGGCTTACGCGCATTTTGCGCCAGATTCTTTGGAAGACGCAGTTCTTTTCAATCCATTGAGATCAATTTAAATAATAAAATAAATGACTATTTATAAAAAAGAGTCAAAAATCTCCCCAAGAGGCCTGTATTTAAATGACCATTTACATAGGTTGATCACAATATATTATTGTGATTATTGTAATGTGGCATGACTAATTTTTTTAACAGATCATTACGGATGTGATAATGTGTTAAAAATAAGTTGTCTCAGGAGGTCACAACATGTCGCTAGATATCGCCTATAGCGAGGAAGCTGATGATTATATAGATCCTTATCGCGCATCAGACTTGTACTGGTCTGGTGTTATAACTAACCCCCGTGCTTTTATTTGCCCAGGGACTGGGTGCTCAGCACAAGTCACATGTGCCAACCTTACAGAAGAAAAGCAAAGTATCAAAGTGGTTGTCCATTATCGGACTTATGGCAAGACTCATTCTGATGAGTGTGAGGTGTTCAATAAAAAGCCATTGAATTTAAACTATGAAACATCTCTTACTACATCAGAAGAAAAACCTAATTTAGACCAGTCAATTGTAGATTCCTTCATTCTAAATAGGCCGGAATCATACTATGATGATAATAAAACATCTAAACAAGGGAAGGATAAAACTAAAAAAATAAACACGTTAGCAGCAAAGGCAGTCGCTAGGCTGAGAGAGGTTGGCTATGTTAATAATATATACTCAGTCCGTTCTATAGTGAGTCGATACATTTCTTATAGAAAAGATGGTAGTTTGAAGAATAGAAAGATAAACATATTAGGGAAGGATATTGCATACGGGGAGATATTTAAATGTATCTGGGAACAGAATCTAAGCGATTTACCAAATTATCCCGTAATTTACTATGGTTGGGCTTATGTTGATAGAACTAGAGGTAGTGATGGGTACAAGATAAGATTTAAGAAGGATTTGATATGTGATGGAGTTAAAGCCAATGCATCAATTTTTGTCACTGACCGTCTAATTAATAGCTATAAAATTAAAAAGTTGGTGAGTACTAGACTGACTAGAATACTTGAAAACCCTAAACATACTGCCTTCGTTTTTGTGTATGCAAAACCAATGCTTAAAGAAAAAAATGGCAGGAAATATGTGAATTTAAATATATCAAATCTGGATATGCTCGATATAAACTATGACTGTCCATTACCTAAAGAATATAATAAATGA